AGCCAGTTGGCCCTAACCCTCCGGTCCTGTGCTTTACACCCGCTTAAGCGTTGTTCAGCCACAAAGATTAATTAATTTGCAATTTAATTAATTGAGTTAATGGGGAATATATAGGATAATACACCAATGTCAACCCTTAAATTAATTTATATCCAATCTTTTAATTCTTCATTCATTACTTGTGATGCAATATTTACCTTTTTACGAAGAGCTTTAACAATTTTTTCATCCACAGTGTTTTCAGCAATAATGTCTATATATGTCATAGGGCTTTCTTGACCAATTCTATCTATTCTAGCTTCAGATTGCATTCTTTTTTCTAAATCATAACCATTAGAATAATATATCATTGTTGATGCACCCGTTAATGTAATACCATAACCACCTGTTTGCGGTGTACCAACTAAAAATTTTACAGGACTTTCAGGATCTTGCATTTGTTTTATTGCTTTTTGTCTGTCTTCTGTAGAAGTATCTCCATAATAAGTTACAACAGATTTATCCCCATACTCTTTTTTAAGATGTTTTACTATTGTTGCTATATCGTTCCTCCAATGTGCCCATATTACAACCTTACCTTGTACTTCGTCTACAACATCTACAAGTTCTGTTATACGATTATTTTTAATTTGTTGAATAGACCCATCGTCAGAAACAAAATGACCACATGTAATTTGTTGCATTCTCATAAGCTGCACTATTGCACTAGCTGTGGTAACTAATTTTCCATTCATTTCAGCAAGAGCTAGTTTTTTCATCTGTTTATAAATTTTATCTTGTTCTGGTGTAAGTTGTATAATTCTTTTCATAAAAGTTTTAGGTGGTAAATCTAAACAATCATCTTTTAATACACGGTAAGAAAAGTTAGTTAATCTATTAGATAATTCAGGTAAATTTTTATAGTTTTTTATTATTTGCACAGAACGACCACCAAAATTTGCAGTTTTCATTTCTGCATATCTATTACGAAAAGCATAGTATGATGTAAAATCAAGCAAAAATGGATCTAAAAAATAACACTGAGTAAATAAATCAAGCGGTGATTTTGTAACGGGAGAACCTGTTAAAATTCTTCTATATTTACTATGAAGAGACAATCGTAATATATTTTTAGTTCTTTTAGCTGATGGATTTTTAATAGAAGTTGATTCATCAATTGCTATCAATGTTTTGTGACAACTTAAAAATTTTAAGGCAAAATCAAGACCTTTTTTAGTCGAAAATGCTTCAACATTCATAATTAAAATATGTAAATGCATTTCTGGTTTGAACAAAACTTTTAATTTTTCTTCTTGTGTTTTATTAATGTTAGCTTGCCACAATACAGACCTTTTTTGAACATGATTAGTTAAATGTGTTGGTATTTCAGAATCTTGCCAATTTTTATATACACCCTTAGGAGCAATAATTAAGGCACCGTTAATTTTACCATAATCATAGAGCATAGATATATTGTCTATTAACACTTTTGATTTACCAGTACCCATTTCCATAAAATAGGCATATGCTTTTTTATCCCAAGACTTTTCTAATGCTTTTATTTGATGAGCATAGGGTTTAGTTTTAAACTTATAATTCATAGTTTTATTTCTTCTTTCTGTTTGACAATGTATCATAAATAATCTACAAGTCAAATACGAAAGTTATGACGGAATACAAAGAAATAAAAAAAGATCAAGAACCAACAGTTTACCTATTACAGGAAATACCAGGAACAAGTATTGGTAGACCTAAGTTTAATATTATGGGTGCTTTGAAATATGGTAAAATCAAAGTGTTACTAAAAGAACACGCACAAATTGTATTAAGTGCAGGTCCTGTCCATAGGGAATTAGTAAAAAAGTTAAAAGATGTTAAATCACACGATTACATTATTTTAACTGGAGATCCGTCTATAATTTATGAAACTGGTAAAATTTTACACGATAGAAAGATAACACAGTTAAAATGGGATAGACAAGAAAAAGTTTATTATCCTGTTCCAAACTTTAACCCCAATGAAAGAGAAGAAACCTATGAATGATGAAAATAATATACAAAAAATGTTTATTGAGGACGCACCTCAAGACGTAAATAATTTAAACGGTGTAGAAAATTTATCCGATTTAGTTATTAAATTACAAAAATTAGAAGACGAAATAAAAGAAGATGAAGAACGTATTAAATTAAAAAAACAAAACGCAGACCAAATATCAAACATAGCTATACCTGAAATAATGGATTCATTAAAAATGAAAACTATGAAACTAACTGACGGATCTGCAATAGAAGTAAAAGAAATTTATAGCGCAACTATACCTATTGATAAGAAGGAAGGCGCATACAACTGGCTTCGAGAACATGACTTAGGTGATCTTATTAAAAATGAGATTACTGTTTCCTTTGGTCGTGGCGAAGATAACAAGGCGAGCGAATACGCAGACCTTGCAAAAGGGAATGGGTTCGAACCAACTCAAAAGTTGAAAGTCGAACCTATGACCCTCAAAGCATTGTTTAGAGAACGTTCTGAAAATAATCAAGAACTGCCATCTGAACATTTTAACCTGTTTAAGGGAAACAAAACAAAAATAACAAGGAGCAAATAACATGAGTGAAGAAACAAGAAACGTCGCAAACAAACAAGGTGGTGCATTAGCAACTTTGGACTTTGTTGCTGACTCAGGAATGGGTCTTGAAAACATTGACAAAGGAGATCTTGCTTTACCTTTTCTGAAATTACTGCAAAGTGGTTCAGACGAACAAAAAAAGAAACATGCCAAATATGTAGAAGGAGCAGAAGCTGGTATGTTTTATAATACAGTTACAAAAAAATTGTATAATGGAGAGAAGGGAATAGAAGTTATTCCTGTGTTCTACAAAATGACTTACCCTGAATGGGCACCTTTTGAAAGAAGCGAAGGTAGACCAATCAGTAATGATAGGGGTCCAGAAGTTATGGCAGAAACAACTCAAAACAAAAATAACAATAAGGATGTGTTGAAAAATGGTAACGAGATTATCAAGACAGCAAATCATTTTGTTATTATAAATGGAGACAGACCTGAGAAAGCTTTGATGACTATGAAATCTACTCAGTTAAAAGTTAGCAGAGGATGGAATTCACAAATTGAAGATCAATTTGAGACAGACCCTAAAACTGGCAAGTCTGTACCGGCACCTATGTTTTCAAGAGTATATAAATTAAGATCTGTTGAGAACGCAGGAAGCAATTTTAATTGGCATGGTTATAACATAGACATGTTAAAAAAAGTTGACAATGCTAGTCTATACCAAATGGCCCGTGATTTTCACAATTCTCTTAAAAACTCGCAGCAAAAATCTGCCACAGTTTCAGAGGAAAATAAATCAAATTACTAGTTTCTCGTAAGAGAAATATGGGCGGTTATAGGGAGACTGAAGCCGCCCGTAATAAGGGATCATTATGGTTAACGAATTTATTAAACTATTTACTGGATATGAAGGCGATTTTGGTATTGCTGACATGTCTAAAACTTCTCTAGACTCAGACAAAAATAAAATAAAACCTAATTACGAATGGGCGGGTAGACCTGTGTCTTCTATTGATTATAAAAATCATTTAGAAGGAAAAATTTCTATTGGTATTCAACCATGTAGATTAAATAAAACAGTGCAATTTGGTTGTATAGATATTGATCCACCTGATTATGGTCAATTTAAAGTAGAAGAATTCTTAGCATTATTCCAACAATATAAATTACCTTTAATACCAATTCTATCTAAAAGTGGAGGTCTACATTGTTATTTATTTTTGAAAGAACCAATACCCACTATAGATTTAATTGAAGCATTTAAATCTTTTTTACTACCTTTAGGTCTTCCTTCTAATACAGAAGTTTTTCCAAAACAAAAAGAATTAAAAGAAGACGACAAAGGAGATATTAAACCAGGTAACTTTATTAATTTACCTTATTACAATAACGAAGATTCTACTAGATATGCTGTAGATAAGAATAATTCTAAACTATCATTAGATCAGTTTATACAATATGCAAACGAATCAAAAATAGACAAAGAAAGATTAAGTGAATTAGTTTCTAGCACTTACAAAGATATATTATTAGGTACAAACGAAGAATTTAAAGATGGTCCACCTTGTTTATCTTTATGTTCTAAAAAAAAATTAAGTGATGGTAGAGATCGATTTATGTATAATTACATGGTATTTGCAAAAAAAAAATACAAAGACAAATGGCCTGATCAAGTTGCAAAAGCAAACTACAATTATTTAGAAGACCCTTGGGATAAATCAAAATTAGATAGCAAGATAGCTGCGTGGAAAAAAGATACAGCAGGTCATACTTGTTACGAGGAACCCATACAATCTAAATGTATGCGTACACTTTGTTACTCTAAACCTTTTGGAATTAAATCAGATGGCGTAACTACGTTTCCAGATATAAATGATTTTGCAATCATAAAATATGCAGATCCTGAGTATAGATTTAATATTGTGATGCCCAATGATGATAATGTCGAAGTTACAATACCTAATACTAAACTTATGACTAATCAAAAAGATGTTCTAAACTTTATATGGGAACAAACAGGAATATATTTTGAACCATTAAAACCAAAAGACTGGAGATCTAAATTAACTTTATTAAGAAATAATTGCCAAGAAATTACACCACCTGCCGGAACACAAATAGCAGATAGATTAAAAGAAGAATTATATCAATATTGTGTTAATGGACCACAAGCAATGAAAAGAAGTCAAATTAATAGTGGTGCATGTCTTACGGAAGAGGCATACCATTATTTTAGATTTGAATCTTTTATCGAGCATCTAGGAACTAATTGGAAAATACCAGAAGAAAGAATAGCACAAAAATTAAAAGAAAAATGTAATGTAGAATTTGGACATTCATTAAATATTGACAGTAAAACATTAAAAGTTTGTAGAGTAGAACAATTGCATTATAAAAAAATAGAACATAAATTAACAGACAGGCAAAAATCTAATTATTAATGAGATACAAAGTTATAGGACCTCCAGGAACTGGTAAAACATATACTCTTTTAAATGAAGTAGCTAACTATGTTAACAAAGGTATAACCTTAGATAAAATAGGCTATTTTTCTTTTACACGTAAAGCTGCAAACGAAGCTAGAGATAGATTTTTAGAAATTAATCCTACTCTAACTAAAAAAGATATTAAATATTTTCAAACTTTACATTCATTGGCGTTTACTAGACTTGGGTTAAAAGAAGAAAACGTGATGCAAGAAGGTAATTATAAAAAAATAGGCGAAACATGTGGTGTTCAAATAAAATATGCAGCGTATGAAAAAAACGAATGGAATGGAATTTTTACTTCAGACAGTGAATATTTAAGTTTAATTAGTTTAGCAAGAGTAAAACAAATTGGTGTAATGGATCAATATAATTTAAATGAACATATTGGTAAAATTCAAAAAAATAAATTAGAGGCAATAGAAAAAGAAATAAATAATTATAAAAATGTATATGGATTAATTGATTACACCGATATGTTGGACAAATGGTTAGAACCAAAAGGAACAGCACCACAATTTGAGGTTATATTTGTAGATGAAGCTCAAGACCTATCTTTAATACAATGGTCTATGATAAAAAAATTAGAAGAAAATTATTGTAATGACGTGTGGATTGCTGGAGACGATGATCAAGCTATTTTTGGTTGGGCGGGAGCTGATGTTAATTCATTTATAAATTGGAAAGCAAAACAAATACCTTTAACAGAATCAAAAAGAGTTCCAAAACTTATACAACAAAAAGCATTAGATATTATAGAAAGAGTTAACACAAGATTAGATAAACAATACTTACCTAGACCTAAAATTGGTCATATAATACAACTGTTTAAGCTTTCTGACGTAGACATGTCAAAAGGCCAGTGGTTAATTTTAACAAGAACTAAATCATTACTAAAACCTGTATCTTCTTTTTTAAAAAGAAAAGGTTATTTTTTTGAAAGCAGCCAAGGCAATAGTATTGGTAAAACATTATACGAAGACGTTAATAATTTTAAAAAAATACAAGAAGGTGAAAAATTACCAGAAATATTAGAGCAAAGAGTTAGAGAAAGATTAGATGATAAAAAACCAGAGTTTAATAAACCTTGGTATGAAGCTTTTGTCAAAGTTCCGTTTCATCAAATTAATTATTTAAAATCTATGCTTATTAACGAAGAGAATCTTTTAAAAAATCCTAGAATTAAAATATCTACAATACATGGAGCAAAAGGTGGAGAGTCTACTAATGTAGTTTTATATTTAAATCAAACTCAAAATACATTGAAAGGGACTAAAAAATCAAATGACAAATATGATGAAGAACAAAGAGTTTGGTATGTAGGTGTTACAAGGACAATGGAAAATTTATATTTAGTAAAATGTAAAAATAAAAAGAAGGAGTATAAAATATGAGTGTATATAAAAAACAGGTTGGCGGAAATCACTACCGAAATATGGTCGTGCAGCCCAGTGAGTTTGTAAACAAGAACAGGTTGCTTTTCGCAGAAGCATCGGCTATAAAATACATATGCAGACATGCAGCGAAAGGGAAAGAACAAGATATTCACAAAGCAATTCACTACTTAGAAATGATAATAGAGAGAGATTATAAATGATATTTAAAGCACAAACAGAGTGGGTTAAACCTACAGAGTTTCCAGATTTACGTCATGCTAATGAAATTGCAATTGACTTAGAAACACATGATCCAGAATTAAAAAAATTAGGAACAGGATCAATTGTTGGTAGAGGTAAAGTTGTAGGTATAGCAGTAGCCACAGATGGTTACTCAGGTTATTTTCCATTTGATCATGAAGGTGGTGGTAACTTAGATAAAGATTTAGTTATGAAATGGTTTAAAGATGTTTGTGAATCAACAGCTGATAAAATATTTCACAATGCAATGTATGATGTTTGTTGGATAAGAGCTATGGGTTTTAAAGTTAATGGTAGAATTTATGATACCATGATTGCAGCGTCATTGGTTAATGAAAATAGATATAGATTTGATTTAAATAGTTTAGGTTGGGATTATGTTGGCCAGGGTAAAAATGAAACAGAATTAAACAACGCAGCAAAAGAATGGGGGGTGGATCCTAAAGCAGATATGTGGAAATTACCCGCATTATACGTAGGTAATTACGCAGAACGAGATGCTGAACTTACATTAGCTCTGTGGAAAGTTATGCAAAGAGAAATAAATAGTCAAGATTTAAGATCTATATTTAATTTAGAAACAGATTTGTTTCCATGTTTAGTTGATATGAGATTTAAAGGTGTGCGTGTCGATACCGAATCCGCTCATAAATTGAAACAACAATTAAGTGAACAAGAAAAAAAATTATTACAAGAAGTAACAAAAGAGACAGGAGAAGAATGTCAAATATGGGCTGCACGAAGTATTGCCAAAGTTTTTGACAAACT